AGACCCACCTTGGGGAGGATAAATGGCCTTTGCCGCAGGCAAGCTTACGTGGGCAATTTGTGATACGTGTGGACAACGCTACCGCTTAAAGCAATTAAAAGAACAGTGGGACGGTTTTATGACTTGTCCGGAATGTTTTGATATTAAGCAACCCCAATTAGACCCTCCTCCAATTGGGGCTGATCCTCAAGCTGTTAGGAATCCAAGACCCGATCGTACGGAACCAGCAGCAGTATCGATGCTAACCAATGACCCTCTTTTATCTACCCAGGGTAGTGCAGTCATTAAAGTGTTTCAAGACGATCACGGTAAATCAACAGGAGACAAAGTACGCTTTAGAAATACAGAGGCTTTTGATGGGTTTACCACAGGAACGCTACAGGATCCCGATGGCTATTCAATAACTAAAGTAGACGATGACACCTACACATTTACTGCTGTTTCAGGAACAGGAACAGTTGGAGCCAGAGGAGGTGGTCCTTTTGTCGCGGTAGGACCTGCACAAGCCTTATTACCTTTGAACCCATTTAGGAGTGGAGCTTCTGGAGCAAATACAGTAATCTCTGTTACAGAATTTAAACACAATAGGACCACAGGAGATACCGTGCGTTTTAGATCAACTAAAGCTTTCGATGGTGTAACAACAGCCGTGCTTGAAAGTGCAAGTGGGTATACAATAACGGTTGTGGACACAAATGAATATAGCTTTACTTCAACTGGTACTGCAACCACAGGGGATGAAACCGGTGGGGGTAGTACAGCAACAGCAGGACCAGTATCGTGAGTTTTACTTATAGTGGATTAAAAACAGCAATACAGAATTATGTAGATAGTTCTGAGACTACTTTTGTTGATTCATTAGACACGATTATTAAGCAAGCTGAAGAACGTATTCTTAAAAATGTTTGGTTGGACAATTTTAGAAAAAATGTAACAGGAAGCGCATCTGCCGATACTCCCTATTTGGGAATGCCTTCAGATTTCTTGGCACCTTTTAGTTTGGCTGTTATATCCAGTAATACCTATTATTACTTGTTATTAAAACAAGTTAGTTTCATGCGTTCCTATAAACCAACAACATCCGGATCGGTTACAGGACGTCCGAAATATTATGCTGAATTTGACAGTGACAGTTTTATTTTGGCTCCGACACCAGATGCTACATATACTTTTGAACTACACTATTTTTATAGACCCGCATCACTGACAGGTGCTGGGGACAGTGGAACCACATGGCTTTCTGATAATGCAACTAATTGCCTGCTTTACGGTTCCCTGGTAGAGGCAGCTACATTTTTAAAATTAGATCCAAATGAGATAGCTAATTTTGAACAACGTTTCCAAGATGCCCTTGGTAGATTGAGAAATACTTCTGAAGGAGCAGGCACCCAAAGCCAATATAGATACGACCAAGTTCGTATTCCCACCACATGAAGCCAATACCAGAACTAGAAGGTAAGAATATAGCCATTATTGCCATGGGTAATAGTCAGTTGGATTATCATAAAATGATTACACACAGTAAGACATTTGATGAGGTGTGGGCGATTAACGCCATGATTGGAGTTTTGAAAAAAGTGGATAGAGCTTTTATATTAGATCCCGTCAGTCGTTTTTTTGATACAGGAGATGCGGGGAATATGACGGTAATGATGAGGGAGACTTTACCCGTTGTTGATTATCCTATTTACACCTGTGAATTAGATAAACGAGTACCTGCTTTAATTGAATATCCAATAAAAGAAGTAATCACAGATTTACATTGCGGATACTTTAATAATACTATTTCTTATGCGATTGCTTTTGCTCTATGGAACAAGGTTGGTGGCATTAGTATGTTTGGAGCGGATTTTACTTACAAAGGGAACCTTTATTTTGCAGAACAAGGACGTGGTTGCTGTGAATTTTGGTTGGCTAAATGTATGGATGAAGGTATTATTGTCCAAGTAGCTTTGACGTCTGGACTTTTGGATGCTGATATACCAATTCAAGAAAAGTTGTATGGGTATCATCGATTAGAAGATCCTTTTGTTACTTATACAATGGATAATGAAATAAAGATTTGTAGGTGGTCAGAAGTTGAAAAGCAACAAGCTATTCCTATAGGATTAGTGGGAAGGCATGACGGACAAGTACAAGAAGGAATTGTGGAGCCTAAGAAATACTGATGTTTTCATTTGAATCAGATTCAAAAATTGGAGATCTCGGTGTTACCACAACGAATAACAGAGGGCACACGATAGAGGAAGTGGCGGATATGGCCACGAAGAAAATAGTCTCTGTCAGTGACGAAGCTCCTGCGCCCATTAGGGACCAAGCACATGCTTTTGAAAAAGTATGCAAAAAGGTGATTGCGTATTATATGCAACAAGCGGTTAATAACCACATTTGTACGATATGCAATTTATTAGAGAAACAAGGTCATAAAGACCTAGCTACTATTATTAGGAGACTATAATGGCGATAACACAAGCAATGTGTACTAGCTTTAAAAGTCAGTTGATGACAGCTACACATAATTTTGCAACCAACGGTAATACGTTCATGTTAGCTTTATATACCAGTTCAGCTACTATGAGTGCTTCCACTACAGCTTATAGTACGAGCCAAGAAGCGACAGGTACTAATTATTCGGCAAAAGGAAGTGCTTTAACTAAAGTTGCTCCCACGACATCTGGAACGACAGCGTTCACGGATTTTGCTGATTTAACTTTTGGTACCGCAACTGTAACGGCAAGAGGATGTATGATTTTCAACGACACGGCTTCAGGAGATCCTGCGGTTGCGGTTTTTGATTTTGGGGGGGATAAAACCTCTACAGCCGGAAGCTTCACAATTACTTTTCCCACTGCTGATGCAAGTAACGCTGTCATAAGAATAGCGTAGAGTTAGCCAATGGCTAATATAACTGGCTGGGGCAGGGGCACTTGGGGTCAACTGACCTGGGGTGAGCCTATACCTGTTGAAATAACAGGATTGGCTGGTACAGGAGCAGTTGGCACAATTATTGTGTCTATCCCTATTTCCGTGTCTCTTAGTGGATTAGCGGGAACTTCAGCTGTAGGAAGTGTTGTAGCTACAGGTGCTGCTAATATAACTGAGACAGGTTTAGGTGGTGTTGGAGCGGTAACTTCTATTTCTAGTGTGACTGGAACAGCGAATGTCCCTGAAACCGGGGTAGCTGGAACAGGAGCGGTAGGTACATTAGCCACTACAGGAGCGGCATTACATGGAGTTACAGGACACGCGGGAACGACAGGACAAGGTGATGAAACCGTTACTGGAGACTGTAATCAAGCCTTAACCACAGTAGTAGGAACTGGAGCAGTTAGTAGTGTAACTACAGTAACAAGTAATACGTTTGGACTAGCTGGAGATATACCAGCTACAGGAGTGATTAATGGTACATTTGGATTTAATTTAGATGCTAATATAACTTTAACAGGGCAGGTAGGAACGGGTGAAATAACGCTGTTAACTGTTTGGGGGCTTATAGATGATAGCCAAGATCCAGGGTGGACCGAAATTGCTGCTTAATATTTTAATGAATTCATATATAATGAAATTGGAGATAAATTATGGCCACTTATGTAAATGATTTAAGACTTAAAGAAATAGCCACAGGCGCTGAGTCTGGAACGTGGGGAACATCCACAAATACTAATTTAGAACTTATAGGAGAGGCTTTAAGTTACGGCACAGAAGCTGTTTTTGACAGCGATGCTAATAAAACAGCCACTATAGCGGACGGATCAACCGATCCGTTTAGAGCTTTATACGTTAAAGTAACAGGAAGTGCTACGTTAAGCACAACCCGTGTACTTACCATAGCACCAAACACAGTTTCTAAGCTCTATCTAATAGAAAACGCTACTACAGGCTCACAAATTATAACTATTAAACAAGGATCAGGTGCTACGGTTAATATCGCCAATGGTGCGGTAAAAATGGTTTATTTAGACGGAGGCGGTAGTGGCGCAGTAGTTACTGATGCGTTAGTTGATTTAGATTTAACAGGTACTACTACGATGGCTGCCGTAGATATTAATGGCGGTGCTGTAGATGGAGTTACTTTAGGAACTAATTCTGCGGTTACTCAAGCAGTAATTGATGATGTAAATATTAATGGTGCCACTATTGGCCATACGTCCGACACGGATTTAATGACTGTAGCTAGTGGTGTTTTAACGGTTGCTGGAGAAGTTTCGATGACCACCTTAGATATAGGTGGTACAAATGTTACTGCGACAGCAGCAGAATTAAATTATTCTGATGGTGTGACATCAAACATACAGACCCAACTTGATGCAGGAACCACAGTAGGTAAGGCTATCGCTATGGCGATGGTATTTGGATAAATTTAGGAGAAAAAGATGGCGAATCCCAATCTAGTAAATGTTGCAACAATTACAGGCGAAAGTGTCTGTGGTGCATTAACCACGACAACTACGGTTGATTTAGTGACTGCAGCTACTGATACACTCGTTAAAGTTAATAGTGTAGTTATTGCTAATATTGATGGCACTAACTCAGCTACAGTAACAATGGGTATTATCAAGAGCGGTGGTTCTGTTGTGCATTTTGCTTCCACGATTGCTGTTCCAGCAGATGCAACGCTAGTTCTTGTTGACAAGAACTGGGGATTGTATTTGGAGGAAGGCGATTTAAT